TTGGGCAGGGAAAAATGGAGTGGTTCAGGTACGAGACCGAGAATCTTATTAACATGACCGATGTTATAGCCCCAATTTGTAGTTACATTCACAAGGACGCATGGGTAGACTTCCCGCCCCTGAATTGGTACTCGGACGACGTGCAATGCTTAGACATCCAGAAGAAGGGCTTTCAGCACGCCATCAGCAGGGCTTACGTCCACCACGTTGGCTCTCAAACCTGTGGACGGAACGCTAACGAACTTATACAATCTGCAAAACCTTGGATTAAGGAAAACAGACCGGAGTTATACGAACTATGGTTCAAAGGACATGATTAGCGAAGACCGTCTTAAAAACTGGGGTTGGTGGTGTGCATACGGGCCTCTCGGCCCAGAGGTTCGTACCCGCGCAGCAAGCGCAGAGGGGAACTACGAGTCCGAGGATGTCTTTGAGGGCGAAGAACCGAGAATAGAACCCGACATGATTGACGGGCAAGCAGTAGAGGACGCAGTAAGGGAATTACCTGATGTATCCCGCAGGGTTTTGAAGGCAAGATATATCCAGTACCCGTATAACTTGAGCCACAATGTAGCCCAGAGATTGCGGATGAGTACGGATAAGTTAGAGGCAGAACTACACATAGCCAAGAGGAGGCTGTATGACCGATTACAAAGAAATAGTTCAGGGCACAGAAGAATGGCTCCAGGCGAGGCTGGGGTTTGTAACAGCCAGCAGGGTTAGCGACGCTTTAGCGGGTAAGGACACAGAAACCCGCAAGAACTACCTCTGGCAGCTTGTAGCCGAAAGACTTACCAAGACCCCACAGGCGGGTTTTGCGCCCAACGCGGCTATGATTCGCGGAACCGAACAGGAACCCATCGCTAGAGCCGCATACGAGGCTCACACGGGCGTTTTCGTAGACCAAGTAGGCTTCGTACCCCACCCGACAATACAATGGCTAGGAGCCTCTCCTGACGGGCTTGTGGAAGAAGATGGTCTAGTAGAGATTAAGAACCCGAACACGGCTACGCACCTGCAATACAGAAAGGCGGGTAAGGTTCCGGCAAAGTATAAGAACCAGATGATGCTCCAACTTGCTTGCACAGGCAGGAAGTGGTGCGACTTTGTAAGTTTTGACTCCCGACTGCCAGTTAGCAAGATGCTCTTTATCGTGCGGTTTGAGCCGGAGCAAAAGGACATGGACGAGATGTTAGAAAAGGTACAGTTATTTCTAAAGGAAGTGGAGGCTGAGTGTGACGATTGATGACCTGGCGGTAGAAGCGGGATTGTTCTTGAAGGAGGGGGAGATATTGTTCAACTTCCACGAGGACTCTAGAACCCAGTTGCAGAGGTTTGCGGAAATCGTGCGCGAGGAGGAGATGTTGCGGTGCGCGAGGATGGCAGAGGATTGGGGATTTAAGACTTTGGCCCAGGAGATGCGGGGTTGAGCCAGCAGGTGATGATAGAAGCCCTCTACCAAGAGATTGTGGGGGCTGTGGAGAAGTTTGACGAGGCACTACCTCTAGCCTCGGTGGTGGGGGTTTTAGAGGTGATTAAGTATCAATTACTAATGAACACGGAGGACGAAGAATGAAAGACGGACTTATATCTGCACACTTTTACGCACAGGACGCGGCGTGGTTCGTGTTGTTTCTGCTAGGTGTGATTGTTCTAGCGGGGTGGACAGAGTGGCGGCGTGGTTAATAGCCGGAATCGGTGTTGTATACCTTGTGGTAGCGGTGCAGTTGCTACTAGAGGGTAAGGTGGGTCTGGGCGTAGCCTTCTTGGGTTATAGCCTTGGCAATGTTGGTCTTTATATAGCAGCCAAATAGGAGAAGTTATGGAATACGATAATACCAATAGCGGTGTGTTGTTTAAGAACGAGTCGGACAACGAGAAGGCTCCTGCCTACAAGGGAAAGTTAAACGTAGACGGGACTGAGTACAACCTAGCCGCATGGATTAAAACAGGCAAGTCTGGGCAGAAGTTTATGAGTCTCAAGGTTGAACTACCCAAGCCCAAGGCAGAGCCGAAGCAAAAAGCCTTAGAGGACGACATTCCATTCTAAGCAAGCAACAGTTACGCGCCCTGTTTGTTTACAGGAAAGGAGAACTTGTGTGGAAGCCTCGACCCATTGAGGCTTTCGCCAAGTATTCCGCGTACGTCATGTGGAACGCTAGGTACGCCAACACAATCGCAGGACACATAACCCCTCGCGGTTATCGCAAAATTGCTATATTCAAAAAGCCTTACTTTGCTCACAGGATTATCTGGGCTTATCACCACGGGTGGTGGCCTGAGACCGTTGACCACAAGAACTGCAAGTTTGCCGACAATAGACTAAGCAATCTCAGGGTTGCCACGCAGATGGAAAACAGGTGGAACTCCAAGTTGCGGGAGAAAACCAAGTCTAATGTGAAGGGGGTCTACAAGAGGAAGGAAAAGTTTTACGAGGCGCACGTTTGTGCCAACTATAAGAGGTATTATCTTGGGAGATTTGTTCGAAAATCTGACGCAGTCAGAGCCGTCACCACCGCCAGAAAAGCGTTGCATAAAACATTTGCTAGGTCTGGTTAACAGAGGAACCTTTACCGCCACCAAAGAGGAGTTCTATCAAATCGTGATGAGCGAACATGAGGCGAAGATAGAAGGGCTGGCAAGGTATGTGTTGACGCTCCCAACAAGGGAGGCGAGGAGGAAGTGGCTTGACCAGTTTGAAGCCAAGCACAATTTGACAATAGCCGAGGAACTAAAGGAAAGAATTACTCAGATTCATAGAGAGCGCGTTCGTGCTTCCGACGTTTAACTAAGCCAGGTAGCTCTTTCCCGCCCGCTTTAGTCCACGCCATGAAGGACTCTGCCGCGCCCTCAAAGTCTCCACGATTGTGCTTCATGCGGATGGTTGACCTTTGGAGGTTGCCAAGCCCGACGTTGAAGGAGAAGGAAACCAAAGCGTCAAAGCGGCCTTGAGTAAGTCCACTTGGACAGAGGCGCAGAACACCTCGTTCGAATGTAGCCAAGTCTTGAGCCAAGAGAGCATCGACTTCTGCCATGCTAAGAACTCTGTCCCATCCGTCGGGAATTGGTAGATTTTTGCGGTCATCAAACTTTACCCTTATGTGGTTCTGGTCGATAACGTGTCCAACTCCAACAGTCCAAAGCAGGGCTGGGCAGCGGTAAGGTTTTGTCCTTACCCCCTCGTCTTTCTTAATCCCCTCTATCGCTTCCTTGCTTACCTTCACTTCTTACCCCATTGGCGACTCCCAAACCAGAAAGCAATAATCCCAGAGAGTAGAGCCATCTCGTCTTCGGAGAAGATTACGTCTGTGGCGGCAATAAACTGCTCCACACTCATGTCTCCAAGACCGCCCTTTAGCAAGAAGTAGGTCAGTCCCATGTTGATTAGCACCAACTCTAGGACGAAGATAAAGGTCACCGCAGGGCGCACTATGCCGTTTAGGTTCACGACCCAACTAGAGGCGCGAGCCATGATAGCCTTGTCGTGGTCTAAAGCGGCGTTCTGGCGGTCTGCGTCAGTCTGGAGGGCAATCTGGTCAGTCCTAATCTCCTCGACCCTCTGTTGGGCAAGGAAACCGCGTTCTGCAAGGGCTAACTCGCGCTCTGTCTGCATCTGCGCTAACTTCAACTCTTGCGCCTTGTCAGCCTTGTCTTGGAAGAAGTTTAGGATTTGGGGTAGACCAGAGGCTAGGAATCCGACAGCGGAAGAAATAAGGGATAGCATTACAGGTGTCCTTTGAAGATGTAGTAAGTGGTGACTATGATTAGCGAGGCTATGAAGCACATAACCTTGAGTTCTCTAAGTTTCTTTAGGTCACGCCCCATCTCGTCACGCCCGTCCTTGACTTCCTTCATCTGGCGCTCTTTGATGGCTTGGATGTCCTTCCACTCAAACTCAGCCTTGTCCTTGCCGTAACGCTCGACAAGCTGCTGGAATAAGTCGTCCTCGGCTTCCTTGATTTCTTTAAGTCTGCGCCACTCCGCAAAAGCCGTGAGGATGGTGGTATCGCCCTTAACTACGCGTTGTTTCTTTTGGAACTGTTGCTTGGCTTGGAGTTCTGCGACCCCAAGTTTTTGAATATCGTTGACTACTGCTTCAATCTCTTTCCCTGCGGCTATCGCGCTCTTTATTCCCTGCGCGGCACTCTTTGCCGAGGCTACTAAATCACTCATTTATCCCACTTTCTCTCCTCGAAAGTAAGCCACGCCGTTTATTACTTCGCATAACTCTGGTGGTAATAACATACCATTCTTAAATGTCAGAACGCAGAACCCCGAACACCAGTTCACAGGGTTTTCTTCTACATACACAAATTGGTCGCCACCTGGCTCCGCAAGCGTTCCTGTGTCTACACCGTATCTTCTTCCTGGATTGTAATCACTCCACGGAGTGACCATCAGTTTATGCAGGTGTCCTGTGACGATACTTTTACCCGCTTTTAAGACGTTGTTATAGGTTGCGTGTTGCCCGTTGTGCCAGCGATGCTTAATTACAACAGAATTGTTTATGTCCACCCGCCACCCTGTGTGCCAACCTGGGAAGTACGCAAACAAGTCCGAGAACTCTACTAAAGCATCCGCATGGGTAGCAATGTAGTTAAAGAGGCGTGTATCGTGGTTCCCGTATGTCCACAGCTTAGTAGCGTTCTTAGAAGCGTTTGCAATCTCGTTTAGACGGTCTTGGCAGGCTTCTATCTCTTGCTTAGGGGTAGGGGGGTTAGTACCCATAAGGGCGGCGTGGCGGCTGATTCTAGCCCCGTCAAACACATCCCCGTTTAGGATGATGGTCTTGGGCTTAAATTCGGTCAGCAGGGAAACAAACGCCTTGTGCGCCACGGTTTCCTCGTCAGGCCAGTAGTGGCAGTCGGAGGCTATAAAAACATGACCGTTATCTACGGTATGGGAGATAACCCTTCGGTTATCGGGGATATATGTGTTGGCGATGCTGTGTTGTCTTGCGGCAAATGAGGGTAGGGATACGTCTTTTAGTGCCGACCGCCTTCGGTAAACCGTTCCTACGTCTATGCCTAGAACCTGAGAGACCTTCTGTGGGCTCCCGTAGGTCTTAAACGCCGCTATTAGTTCCTCGTCCGATACCTTTTTTAGTGCTACCACGCTTCCTCCCGCTTAGAGACATTACGTCAATTGGCTCGTGGGAGGATGTGTCGTACAGACACGCCAGCTTTACTGCTTCTGCCGGAGTTAAACCTAAGTGCATGGCAGCGATAGCAAAGTTTGCCCCAGTTCCAATTGCCCAAAAGTCGTTCTTTATCTTCGCAGGAATGATGGTACTCTCGTAAATCCAAATGCCATCACTTCTGAGTTCGAGAACGGTCACATCCGTATCCGAGTCTAGGTCTGCCCCAGACTCCAACGAATTGTAGAACTTTAATAGTTTATCCCAATCTCCGCAACCCCCGTAGATACTCTCTTGTCCCTTACGGAGCTTTTCTACGAGGTAGAAGGAATCATCACCGCTGACCATCGAATCTGCGGCAATTTCTCCCGTAGACGCTCTGGCAGCGATGGTGGTCATTTAACGACTAGGCTTAGCAGTAGGACAATTATGCAACCAGCAGAGCCGATTAGGATTTGCTCCAGGCGCTTTAGTCTAGCGTTTATCCCAAGATAGCGTTCGGCACAGACGGCTTCGTGGGTATCAAGTTGGCCTTTGACCTCTACGATTGTAGCCATTATGCAGGCCATCCTTGGTTGCCAACTACCGCAATCAGAGCCTCGACAGTCGTGCAAGCCGCAATCGCAGCCTCTAGCCTGTCGCACTCAGCCACAATCGCCGCACGCTTTGCGACCACCGTTGCGGGTATGTCTACATTGCGCTCAGCCTTGCGGACTACCATCCAATCGGTCTGGGCAAGCATAGAACCTGCGGTCTGCTTAACCTGAGAAGTCCATTGGCTCTTAAGACCCTTGGTCACCAGACGCTCTGTGGAGTCAACCATCGCAGGTTCTCCGTTGACCACACCCAAGACTTTGACATACATGGGGTTGCCGTCTTGGTCTACTTCTTCACGGTCATCTAAAAGTTTAGGATTGCCTACGCCCCAGTAGAATCTTTGGTCGTAGTCAGGTGCGTCTGCTACCTCTACCACGCCTAGCTGCTCACGCAGGGCAGGGTCACGAAGGTGCGGATAGCGGACAGAATTTATGGTTATTTCGGAATCAATGTTTACAGGGTTGCCGTTTAAGAGGAATGCCATGAATCTACTCCTTTGTAAGTGTTGTGCTTTTTCATATTTTCCTTGATTGGAAGATATTGCAAATTGTATTCAACATGAAGCCCACAAACATTCTTCCCTCGCAAAGGAACAATATGGTCTACATGACAATCCTCTGGGCGGTTGACATATATCTCACGAATCTTTGACATGTCTGCCCACTTTGGTCTCTGACGAATCTCTGCAATCTCACGCAGTCTTGAGTGGAACCTACGATAACCTTTTGTGTAAGACTGCCCATGCTTTGTGTTTGCTTTCCCCTGCGCTGGACACGACACCTCAGTCCGATAACATCCGCATGACTTGGTGTGGCCTGTGCGTAGTTTCTTTCCATCAACCACAACCTTATTCCCACACTCGCAAACACAGTTCCACGCCGCACGGGTTTCTTGATTAGGCGCACGGGCGACGACAGTTAGTCTGCCGTGTTTCTGCCCAACCATGTCAATTAGAAAGCCCATCACCGCCCCAAGGAATATTTGAAAGGAGTTTCGGCAAAAGCCATATATATGTAAGTTGCACCAGAGCCATTTGAGTTTGTACCAGTTGACCTAGGCTTGAATCCATTAGAAAGAATATCTGCAGGGAAATCGTTTAATTCAGAAGCAGAACTGCTGGCCCACAGTCTTGCTGATGTTCCTGAGTTGTATGAATCTCTAGCAGTATCTCTAATTTCCCACTCGTTGCCAGAAGCATCAGTACGTTTCACCATCACATATCTTGGTCTAAAGCCTGTAAAAATCATAGGCCCGTCAGTTGAACCATTGCCCGTGTAACTTCCAAATGCGCTATACCCCGCTACTGGTGCAAAGCAGTAGGCAACATAGGTTCCACCCGAAGCATTTGTTCCAGCCGCAGTTCCAATTGAAAAGACTGTTGATGCTGGAACCGTGCTATTCCATGTGGTAGATAAAGCGGTAAACGCATCAGTCGTGTTTAAGAACAAACCACCACTAGCGGGAGAAGCGTTTGCATTAGAGTGATACACCTGCCATGAGTTTGTGCTGTTTGTACGTTTTATAATAATCATACTCGGCGCAACACCAAGTCCGTGACCAACAGTAGCGTTAGAGCCTGTGCCGGTATAAGTAACAATCGAGAACCCGCTAGTCGTATTCGCGCTGACTGTGCTGGTAATAGTGCCAGCCGTGTTTGAGGAGCCAGCACCGTTGGCTTTCCAGTTCCATGCGACAAAGGTATTTCCACTACTGTTTACTTCTGCACCAGAATCAGCACCTAATGTAAACCCGTTTGAGTCAAAAGACATTAGTTGGTCTGTTACAGTTGCCTCTGCTCCTGTTTGATTTTGTCGTAATCTTTTGTTTGCCCCTCTTACTGCGTCATAAGTGTTATGAGAATAGGCTTGATTTCTAATTTTAATCCATACCCAATCAGGCTGAAAACCTAAACTAGTAATATTCTGAGTCGCACTAGTACCAGTATACAAAACCGTATCAAAGTAATCATTCGCCTGTGTCGTGCTAGTTGCGCCTATGGTAGGCGTAGGCAGATTCTGTGTGCAGAGTGCTTTGAAGCCAGAGGGGGCGGTGTAGGCAAAGGCTCTTTGACCGAAGTTGGTAACATGAGTTCCAGATTCAGAATAATCTGTTGCAACTATCCACGTTTGACCTGCAGACGGTAAATTTATTGAACCCTGAGATGAATTGTTCTTATAAAATGTAATTGTTTGTGTGCCAGAATCTAAATCTAATGCTACGCCAATTACATCATTAGTTGTGTATGTTGCTCCGTAAGAAGTTCTGGTTCCGCTAATTGATTTTTGTCCATTGTTTAAATAACCAACTCCAACATATGAACCGGCTGCAGCAAACCCATCTGTACCAAAAACATTATCAGAAGCCCTAATTACACCAATTCCAGATGCTCCTGTACTTCCGTTAGCGGGTACAAATTCCCAATACCATTTACCAGACGATACTGCTATTGTCGAAGTAACAAAACGATTGTTACTTGCTGAAAAATCTAAATTTCCATTTGCAAGAGTAATTGCGCTATTTTTGTTTAACGGATTCAGCGTAGCGTAATTTCCACGCACCGTACCACCAACACCAGTATCGGTTCCGTAGGATGTGGGCGAGTCTACTAAGATATCTGCGCCAGCACCAGTAGTACGAAGGTCTAGGTTGTTAGGAATCCAGTTATTGCCCTGACCTGAGTGGTCATCTGTAACATCTAACGTGAACGGTGAGAACTGCTGAGTTATTACATCTCCCGTTGTTGTAATCGTTCTGCCAAGTCCGCTGTTATCAATGAATGTACTGGACTGGCAGGTAAGCAGAGAAGTGCCACTTACTGCCGTAAGCTGCGAAGTGCTTGGTGTAAAGATGGTTGCGCCAACAGTTGTACTAGCGGTTTGATATGCAGTTGGAATCTCCCCGCTTACTGCACGGACATTACTGATATACCCATGCCAATAGTTTGCTGTTTGTGTTGCACCAATTACGGATGCTGCTGTGTCTAACGAGCCAGAAACAACAGCTGTTCCATCTAGCACGCCATTTAAGAATACCCGTATACGGTCACCAGAATCCCTAGTAACACAAACGTGATACCAAGTACCTGTGTTGACGGTAGTGGCTCCATTGACAGAACCCAAACCAGAAGTAAACGCTATAACAGTTCCGTTAAATCTTAGATACCACCTTCCAGACGTAGCACCGCTTGTATACTGGCTGAAGATATGCTGGTCTGAAGTTACTGTTCTGGCAATTTGATAAACCCACGCCTCTACCGAGAACTGCCCAGTAGCGGCAATAGCGTTTGTGCTGCTGGTTAACTTATCACCAGTACCATCAAAGTATCCAGACCATTGGCTTGCAGTCTTAAATGGCAGGTAGAACCCGTTAGTGCCGTATGTGCCAGAGTAAGCCTTGGGCTTCCATACACCAGTTGCAGAATCTGTTTCACCGAATGAGGATGGGGTTAGGGCTTGACCGTCGATGAAGTTGACTTCGGTGAGGTAGCCACCCAAGCAAGTGCTGTTTGTGTACTCTGACCTGCCAATGTCGTGTTGACTTGCGGCGTTTATTCCGTAATCAGCATTTAGAGTTGGATTGTTTCTAGTAGTAAATGTGGTAATTTCTACCCCGTTTACATACATCCGACATCTGTTATTTGCGGTTGCGTTTGTGGTGTCAAAAGAAACAACAATGTGATACCACGCGCTTGCGTCACGAAAAACTTGTGTAGTAAGTAATACATATTGCGTGTATAAACCAAGTCCTAACGAATCTCCAGAGTTAAATTGCAGATTCATATAGGTTGAATCACTTGTTCCAACAGGGCACGCAATCAATCCCTGTTGCGCCCCCAATTTGCTTCGCTTAACCCACCCACTCCAAGTCCAAGTCTTACGGTTTGAAGCAGAGCCGGGCGTGCGATTCAGATACGCACTATCCGCAGAGTTAAACCGCAGACTGCGCTCTATCTGATAGCCGCCCCCCGCAGAGGTATGGGCATTACCTTGAATTATGCTCATGCTAACGCGCCTGTCGCAGATATGTAAACATTGGTTCCGTTAGAGAAGTAACTTACCCAGTACGTCCCAGTAGCCGATAGTGCCGTAAGCACGCCAGTTCCAACCTTCGTGTTGGCGTGGGCAGATACCGTGTAATTGCTACCATTTACTAGCAGAATGTTACCCGATTGTCCGCTAGTTATGTTAGTAAATGTAAGCGTAATCGACCCCGTAGGCGTGCAGGAGAAGTTATTTCCTGCGGTCATGTCAAAGCTGCCGTCGTTGTCCGTTACCAGGGTTCCCTTGGCTGCGCCTGAGAAAGTAGACCCACCAGAGATAACCTGCGTCCCTGAAAAGGTGTTTGTCCCGCTAGAGTTGATGTTCCCAGAGATAATCGCAGACCCAGAAATCGTATTCGTACCCGACAGGATGTTGCCGCCAGAGAATGTATTTGTGGTTCCCGACGAGTTGATATTGCCGGAAATAATTGCCGAGCCAGAGATGGTGTTAGTGCCTGACAGGATGTTGCCGCCTGACAAGGTGTTCGTGGAGGACAGAATCGTGCCCCCAGAAGCCGTCAGAATCCCCGTCACGGTCAAGGTGTTAGCCGACCCACCCCCAGATATGAACATCCCGCCAGCGACCGTCAGAGGGTCACCAGATGAGCCTGTCTGGAACTCCTTTAGATGAACCATCAACTCACGGATAGCATTGTTTATCCCAGAAGGCGCACAGCCCTCGTCGATGTTAATGCTTTCTATGTCTGTGTTAGAGGAGTTGGTCGTTGAGTATTCTGAAATCTTGGTCTTCGGCATTTTTTACTCCGTTTGTCCTTGGATTTGTCCTGCTTGAAATAGGGCGTTAAATGTTCTTGGGTCAATAATAAATGGTGCGCGACGGGTAACACCGCCAATTCCTCGTCCTAATGCTCCAGCGCCATAAGCGGCCTCTCCAACAGCGCGTGGGGAAGCAGCCAACAACGAAAGACCGGCAGAAGGAAGCCCGCCGATGCCGTATGCCAACGCCCCAGTTGGGATTGCTGTGGCAGTTTGTAAGCCCCTCGGGGTTACGCTTGATAAAGCCTGTCCCGCAAGTCCTGGCATAAACTCTTGACCGCCAGCCGTTTCTAGTTGTTGGGCAAGTTTTGTCCGTGAGCCGTAGTTTGTCTGCACATTGTTCCGCATCAGGCTTTGCAACTTACGCATGGCGGTGTCCACAGAAGCCCCTTTGCCGAGAGACAAAGCACGCTCAATCTCACGAATCTGCTCACTTGCAACAGAATACTCCCGCATTGTGTTGGCGTAAGTTGGTGCTTGCTTTTGGATTGAGGACTTAACTGAGTTGTAAATCTCACCGATTGCGGCTCGTGCTGTTTTTTGCTCGAACGGTACAGACTCAAGCGTATCGCCAATCTTTTGCTTTAGCGCGTCCAGACCCTCTGGAGTGTGAAAATCATTTGGGTCTAACGCCTTCCATTGCGCTACGTCTTGCTGTACCTCGGTAATTTTTTCTGCGGCCTTGGCGTTCTTTACCTGACCCTTGTATGTGACCCTGTTAAAGGCGTTTTCCAAGGCTTTATCAATATCCGCAAAGTCTAATACCGTCTTGTCTTTTTTAATGTTGACCATCCCAGAGCGATATTCGGTCTGCTTTAGTCTGTTCATCTCGTCTAGGTTTGCTTTAGCAAGGCTCAAAACCTCTGTTGGGTCTGCTCTACCGCTAATGTTTGCGCGAAACTGCTCTGCCGCCTCACCGCCGCGTTGCCCAGCCTCAAAAGCCTTGGATATAGACTCTTTTCCTGCGCCGGTGGTTAGACCAAGCACGTTAGCTACACCACGACCGCCTAATTCTGTCGCCCTGAGAACCCCTCTGCCAGCGATTGCCAATGGGTCAATTGCGGAAGCGGCCCTAGCAAGGGGCTGACTTACCGCCCTTGGGGTAGCCAAAGCGCCACCTGTGAGGATGGTAGAAACGTCTGCTAAAACCCCAACAGGGTCTTCGGCAATGGCCCGCTTTGCGCCTTCTACGCTACCGTAGCGGTCAGCATAAAACTGCCCTACCCTGCTGGCTACCTCGCGGGAGGCTTTATTTTCTCCGACTGCCTGAACTAGGCTTTCTGGCAATACGTTTTGCAGTATCCCTGCCCCCAAGTCTAAGACCGATTTAGCGGTCTGAACCGGGCTAGTAACGGCTTCTACGACATTACCAACCATGCTACCGAAAGAAGACGGGATGTTTGAGATTGCGCGAGAAGCCACTTCCCCTACACCCATGCTTGAGGAAAGGTATTCGTTAATTATGTCTGTTGGCTTAAAGCCAGCTTTCAATGCCTGGTTAACATTTGGCAGTTCTTTTGCTAACTCAGAAATAATTTCCTTGTCTCCAAAGCCTGCTTTCTGTGCTTGGCGAATACGATAACCAATCTCCAAATTAGGAGAACTCTGCCTCGGAACTTCTGCGTCCGCAGGAGGAGTGTTGACAAAAAACCCTTCATTTTCATCCATGTGGAATTACTTTCTATCAGGGAATAAAATGCTTCTAAGGCTTCCTTTTGGCGCTCCGCTTGGAGCAGCGGGTGCGCTAGGTGCTGCTTGTCCCGAGAAACTTGGTCGCTGTCCGACTGTCGGGGCAGAGCGTCCGGCGGTAATGTATGCCGACTCCAACAGGTTCTCTAGCCGCTTTTGCTTGTCAGCAATCGTTGTCTTGTCATCGTTTAGTTGTGGGAAGTATGCTTTGCGATACCCCTCTAACTGTTCACGGGTGTAAGCCGCACCAGTACCAAGTGTCAAAGCCGCATCTAAAATATCTAGTTGAGCAGCCTCAATCCTTTGGCGGTCTGGGCTTGTCAGAGAGTTAGACAAGAAGTCCGACTGCGTTAAAAACTTGACTAGGCTTGGCAATTTCTCTGGAGACGCGGCTGGAGCGTTAGTTTTAATAACGTCTGCCATCTGTTGCAGACCAAACTGTACTCGGTTAGCCAAGAATCCAGCCTTGCGCTCACCTTCGCTTGGAAGGTTGATATTTGTCGCCCTAGATTTGTTCATCTGCTCTTGGTAGTCTGCAAATGTGCCTTTGAATCCTTGGCTTACGGCAAACTGATACTCTTGAACAGAAGATGGAAGCGCACGAGGCTCTTTTGCAACCAACTTTGCGTACTCTACTGGAGAGGCTACACGGAGGTAATCCATTACTGCGCGGTCTGCGGCGGCTTGGTCTGTTACCTGCTGAGTCTTTGGGGCCATGCCAATAACTTCTTGAGCCGACATCCCTTCTAGCATCGCGGGGTCGATGTTTGACTGCGTGTCTAATGCGCCCTGTCTAGTGGGTTGCATTGTTGTTGCGCCAGCCAATCGCGACATAAATGTTTCGCGTGCTTTGCGGTTTGTTTCTTCGTCGGCGCGTTTAGCAAGCAAGTCTTTTACCTGCAAGCCTTTAATTGTGTCTGTTAGCGTCTTATCAAACGACTTCTGATAAGCCTCTAATCCTACTGGGCCAGCCTGACCAATAATCTGTCCAAGTCCGGGTCTGCCTTGACCTGGTTGCCCACGCGATGCTTGCAGTAGCGCAAAACCAAGGTTTAACAATCCTGCGTTCTGGGCGCGTTGCCCCGCCGCCGCCTCTTGCTCTGGGCTGAGAAGTCCGGCTGGTATGCCGCCGCCTAGTATGTCTTGAATTGTAGCCATTTGTTTATCCTAAATTAAACTATAAGGACTTTGTTGTTGGGGTTGATACGCGCTTAAAGTTGTTGCTCGCGGTCTGTTTAACAAACCTAGCAATTCTTCGTAACTTACTGAACCCGGCCCCTGTTGTTGCATTAACTGATACGGGTTAACTTGTGGAGATTGAGGCTTGTTTAACAAGCCCTGTATCATCCTAGCGCCACGGAAAGCGTCTTGCACAGAGATTGCTGGATTTGCCCCTGCAATTGGGGTTCCTGCCAACATTGCTTCTATCGAGCCGGGTATTGCTGTGTATGGAGCAGAAGCGGCTGTTTGTACGCCCAACTCTGGCAGGGTTGCTTGCAGCGAGCCGGGGGCCGGTGTAAATGCACCCTTTTCTACGCCGGGGTAGGTCTGTTCAGGAGTTACTACTGTTGCGTCAGTAATAGGCGCTGCTGTTGCGCCAGCGGTTCCGGCAACCTGACCAGAGCCGCCTGACATAACATCAAGACCTTGACCCATATCATAAGCGCCAGTTTCCCCGCCGGTAGTACCACCACCTAGCGCCTCGCCAGCACTTGCCGTAACGTAGGTTAAAGCGGCGGCTTTAGCCGCATCTTCTGGGTCTTCACCCTGGGCGAGTTTTGTACCACCGCGAGCAAGAGCCGCGCCCGGCGCACCGCCGTAGTAGTAGCCAACTGCGGTAGCAATTGCCTCTACTGGGTCTTCTTTGATTGGCTGAAGAATCTTATCGTCAACAAAGGAACCAACGTCCTTAACGCCCTCAACTACTGACTCTCCAAGGTTTTTTACCTCTTGAACTGGGTTACACATTTATCTTCTTCCTACAAAAGAATCCTTCGTAGTTGTACCCAAGGGCGTGATAGTAGTCTTTCATTCTGTCTATATCTCCTATCCCTGTTGAGTAACCTATCCAAATATGCTTTGCGTTGTTTTGTTTAGCCCAACGCTCAAACTCTCTTATAAGCCGAACACCGGTCATTCCGTTTCTAAACTGCGGCTTAACATAAAGACCGCTCTCTACCGCTTTTTTGTCTTTAGAGAAATAATGTTCGGTAATAAAGCCAAGCATCCCGCCGGTTATTTCGTTATCCCTGTACGACATTACACAGAATGTTGACGGGGAACCTATTAACTGATTCAGGTTTTGCTCAGAAAACTCCAAATCCACCGAACTGCTTTCTTGGTGCATTTGTTTTGCTAGTTCTATAAACTGCGGCAGACTTTCTTTTGTTACCTGTCTAATCAAAGTAGGTATCCGGCAAGAGCGCCTAATCCAGCGCCTACATATTGGCTTGGAACGCCAAACACGTTACCGCCTAAGAAGTTTCCTGCCATGTAACCTAACCCTGCACCGCCTAAAGCCTGTCCGAACTGATTGGTTTGGGCTTGTGGCTGTTGTGGGTAGATAGACGATGCCATTGGGGTTCCGTACACGCTCGACAGGTATGACTGAAGTTGTGAGTAAGGAAGTTGTTGGCTGAACTGATACCGTTGAATCTGCTCTTGTAGCGGCTGAGCGGCAATCGCCTCTCTCTGCGCCCCTACCTGTGCTAGGGCTTGGCTTGGCAAGAACCCCATCTGAAAGAATGAGGGTGCGGCTTGGGCTAGAGCTGCCTGACCCATCTGAGCCTGTTGTTGCAATGCACGCTCACGGGCGTAATCCTGCCCAACGATGTTGGCAGAAACGTCGCCTAAAGCCCTTCCGTAGGCTTCTGTGGCACTTCCTAGGGCGCGCTCCATTGAGCCCGACCCGTAGCGACCAGCGCGTGAGTAGAGGCTTGCAACGCCCGGTAGCACCTGCTCACCAAACTGTTGTGTAAGGGGGCGGGTAGCGGCTTGGAGCATTGCTTCACGATATGGGGAGCCTTGCAGAAAACCACCTGCGGCTGTCTGACCAATCTGCCCAAGGGAGGATTGGTAGGCTTGCTGTGCTGCTTGTAGAGTTGGCTGTGCGCCTGTTGCTAGTGCTTCTTGTTGGGCTAGAGCCTGTTCGGTCTGCGCGGATGGCCCAACATACATTTGGCCTGGGAACAAACTAGGTTGCGCCCCGAAGAATAACTGTTCGGCACGCTGTAACCCTCGCTCAAGATATGGGCGTAGGGTCGGGTCAATTTTAGACTCGCCAGCGGGAGCGCCGCGAAGCGATGGGAGAGTACCGAATCCGGGTACTGTGTCTGGTATTTGATTGCCGAAAGCGTCAACTGCCATAGTGTCACCTATTATAAAGATTATCCAACCAAAATGTAAGCATAAGTCTTGTCTGCCGTAGAGTTGGCA